CGTTTGTAATCGCTCAGTGCCGAGCCGCCAAGCATTTCCACATCGTTTAGATCAGAATCGGACGCGGAAATAAATGTGCCGCCGCTATCATACCAATACACAAACACACGACAACGAGTTCTATGCGCCCCGCTATAGACACTAAACTGATAACGCTGATTAGGATCTAAAATCGCAAAACGATTCGCATTAAAACGAACGTCGGAGACCCAACGATCGCCCTCTTTCACGGCGGCCATGCCAAAGCCAACTTGCGCTTCGCCTGTATTGTCTTTAGCGCGCAACTTCAGAGTATAGGTGGCCCCGGCAGTGCCGCCATTCGCCTCATCGGCCCAAACCATACCATCTTGTTGAAGCGCCGCAAAAATCGGCGGATTACGGCCAGCAGCCCAGGGGGCAGGCTCTGTTTGTTCAGTCCCAGCTAGGCCAAAAAACGGCCTAACGAAAAAGCCGTAACTGTCTTCGCGAACGGGATTGCCGACCCCCGGATCGGACCATCGCGAATTCATGACAAACGCGGCTGTTTGTGCATTCTCTGGCGCAACAGCAAACCCATATACGCGCTTATAATCTTCAAGCGACGGCCCGCCTAGGCTTTCGGCCTCGTTCATATTGGAAACAATTTCGGAAATCACCACATCCGAATCGTCATACCAATATATCGACACAAAGCAACGAGTGCGATGAGCGCCCGTATAAACACTAAACTGATAGCGTTGCCCAGGCTCAACGGGAATATTGAGTTGATAAATTTGCCCAGCTATAGCCGGATTTGTCGCCACAATGCCCGGATGTCGAATCGCAAGTGTGTGTTCGCCCGCGTCAGTTTCTAAAGTCCAGTTTTGATGATCCTCAAGGAATATATAACTGCCGTTGGTAAACGTAGCCCATGGCAAACCACTGACATTGCGTTTCGTTTGAAACTCACTATCGACAAGCAGGTTGCCGCCACGACCGACCGAAGCGATCATACCCTCAAGGCCGCCAACCTTGTCGACAAGCCCATCGCCATCGCTGTCGATTAGATCAAGTCGAGCATTTAGCTCTTGAGTTAGCTTGGACTCATCAAGCTCTCCCGTTAAATCGGACACGTCAAAACCGCTTGTTGGAATTGCACTCACCGGCTGGCTTGTCGGGCCTGCAATCCCCGCCTTAGAGATCGAGCGCACCCAATAGAAATTCTCGACATTCGGCATACAACCCGAGTCGACAAAAATCTGTCCTGGCGAAGGAACGCGCGCGACCAGCGATGCTTGTGTCACATCGTTGACCAACGCTCGCCAAACTTCGACAAACTCCAATAGCAGTGACGGCGGATTCACCCACTCAAGAAAGACGATGCGGAACCCGGCTGTCGCTGTCAGGTCAGTCGGCGCAGGCAGCGACACTTCGGGATCTTGTCCGGCAAAATCGCCCAGTCGAACCGTATTCCACGGACCCTGATTATCGCCAACTGCCGCAACGCGCACATAAAGATTAGCACCATAGGGCGCGGCATTGATCGAATAACTCTGTGATGCCGTTTCGCCCAAGCGCTCCCAGTTTTCGTTGTCACCGGAGCGCTCCACTACGTAATACGACGAACAGGGCGTACCGACCCAGATCGCCGACACCATCGTCGTCTGCTCCGGCACCAGCGACAAGATCAGCGAGGACACTGTCGGACTGGGGCATTTCAGACCAACGTCAGGCCCAGGAGGTGGCGGTGGTTCAAGCGGAGGACCGCCCGGAACTTCAGGATCAATGCCATCCCACTCAGGGTAAACACGAGGGTCGTAGTTGCTCGCCAGAATCTCGACCTGCGTTTCCGAACGAGGCGTGATCGACGTGACAAGGGCGCGCTGTCCATATCCCGCTACAACGTGCGTGCGCTCGCGTGAGCCATCCGTATCAGGCGTAAAGGGGGGTGCAGAGGCAAGGATTGCAATGTTGTCAGCGGCCCCTCGCGAGGCCAAAATGGGGGCAGTTGGAACGCCATCTCGCGCTCGCAACATGATATACATTGAGCCCGACCACTCAAGCGGCGTGTCCAGCGTCAGTTGGCGTGAAACGCCATTCCAGGCAACCGCTTCAGCAGTCTGGCCCCAACCCGGCATGTCATGCACGATCCGAATCAAATCACCTACCGAAGGAATAAACCCTTCCATTTCGGTCGAAAATTTGATCAGACGACGACGATAGCGATTGGCGAGAACCATATAGTTCGCTTCGTCCCAAGCATGTTCGCGCTGAACAACGCCGAACATATCGAGCTTGGCGACATACTCTGATGTGCTGCCGGGAGCCGCCGCCTCAAGTTGGCGAGGCCTCCAAACATCTTCATCGAAATAGGTCACTTCAACCGCATCTGCGGTCGTCTCGCTTGGAATTAGATACTCAACCTCAAGACTGTCGCGCACAATATTGCGTGTGCTGAATAGCGCCATCGGAACAGACTGAACTGTGTCGCGGAAAAAGCGCACACGCCCACCCTGGACATAGGGCACCATACGACCAGCACGCGCAATCTGCGTCAGCGCTTCCCAGGCCGTGACCTGATTATCAAAGCGACCATCAAAATAACGGCCTGCCGCTGCGAGTTGAGAATCGAGCGCGATCAGCGCGGCAAGATCGTACTGACCCTCTGACAGTCCCAGGCCGTACTCGGAATTGCGCAACACGTCCGCCAAGGCCCAAGCGATTGAGCGTGTCGCTTGTGGCGCTTGCCACGCACCTCCCGAAAAGATCGGCAACTTGCGCGTTATAATTCCATTGACACGGCGCGACTGAATCGACGTGAGTTGATTGGTGGCGCGAGCAATGACCGACAGTGTCGTCACATTGCCGTAGTCAGTTTGATTCCAATTGATGCCACGCAGACCAGACCAAACGATTTTGTCGGCAATCTTGTAATTATCAATCCCGTATTCGGGATAATTCCTTGTCACCTGAACTTGAATAATTCCGGAGCCATTGACCGGAAAACTCTGTGTAATGCGCCATGGCGACATTTGGCGCACTTTGAAGACGTTGTTATAAACCGTTGTCCAGTTCGTGAGTGGACTATTGTTAATGTCCACAAAGCGGTACTGAACAATCCAGCCAATCCAAGCGCTGCCAATTTGCCCATCATTACGCTCGGCGTTATACAATCCGTTAGGAGCAATAATGTCAATGCTGAACGCCTGTGCGATCGTCGTTTCGGGATTCGCGTTATAAGGGCCAGCCGTAACGTTATGATCGAGCGCTTGCCCACCAACATCAGACGAGGTATAGACCGCCCCAGGAATCCCCGTTGGGGCCTGAAACGGCTGGAACATATACGCCCAAACATCTGACAACTGACTTACCGGGGTGTCGCCAAAACTCAACGAAGCGTTATCCAGCTCAAATTCGCCAGATCCCAAAACAAAAAGCTGGGTCAGATATTGATCGCCGTTATTACGATAGTCGGCAAATGGCGACGAAGCGTAGTCAAAGAATGCGCGAACGCGACCATATTGAACGGGCACTGGCGCACCTAGACGAGCCATGTTGCCCTGAGCTTGAAGCGTATACGTGGGAGAGGGAGCTGCGCCACGCTCGGCTAACTGCGAACTGGGCAAGTTCGGCTTCGGCATCATCGTATTGATGAGCATACTGCCGCCAATCATAATGCCAGCGCCAATAGCGCTTGCAGCGAGTGTCGAACCCCCAAAGAACGCGCCAGCCAGTGCCGTTCCGGCCCAAGGCGCAGCAATCGCTAAGCCAATCATTGCGACAGCGGCGAACACATTCTTGCCGCCACCACCGCCCGCAGGTAGCCCTACAAGCGCAACCACATCGTTCTGATGAATCTCAGTCGTCGGCCAATCCGCTCTTAGAATGGGATCGCCATTGAAAAACATGACATAGGGCGTCTCCCACTGTGGGTCAACGTCCGACAGGGTTAGTGGCGACTCGTCGAGCACAAGCGGCAACAGATCGACGATGTTGCGATCGTGCGGCGCAAACGGGTTGCGAATTTCGACGAGATGCACAGATAACCCCTATGACTGATGCGTATAAAAGCGAATCTGGCCCCAACCGGCGAGGCGAATCGACTCAAGCGGCTGACAGAGTACGCCCGAGCCTTGCGCACAATGCAGTACGCGACCGTCAGCGACATCTAACCAGACGCCGACATGCACTGGATGTTTTGCGCGCGCCATCAAGACGGCATCGCCATCGTTGGGTTGATCCACTTGAACCCAGCGTAAGCGCTCTGGATGATGCGCAAACAGGGTCGCAACGGCGCGCAAATCGTTTGGATCGACATCCATGATCGGCACATGACGATCGTAGTGCGTCTCTTGAATCTCACGAAAGAACGACCAGCAATCGCGTTGTGGCGGCATCCAGGGCAACCCAATATAATTGCCAGCCCATTGCGCACTTGTCATACCAAGAGCCCAGGAAACTCAGCATCGGTGTAGATACGAGCCGGAAACTTGCGATTCTTGAAATTGCCCAGCACCGCAAAGGCCGTTACCGTACTGGCATTGGCGGACACACTTTCCACTTCGAGAATCAGCGGCGGATTGTTCTGCGGCGTCGACAGGTCGGTACTCAACCACGCCTTGTAGGTGACAATAATCCCGTCCGCGCTTTGTGAGGCTAATTCCAACTGCTGGACGATAAGGCGATCGACATTGTCGATCGTAATCGACAATCCCATTGCGCCATTCGGCGTCACGGACGGCAGCGTAAAATCAAACGCAAAGGCTTGATAAACTTGCCCACCAGCCGTGAGATTTTCATGGCCGCGCACAACACGAATTGGCGCGTTGAAATTGGGGTGATATATCTCAAGCGTGTGATAGATGATCACATCGATCGGGGCGCTGGCATACGCCTCCTGAATCGCTTGCGACAATGTGGTATCAGACATTCCGGACCTCTAACGTAGCACTGACTGAATACATTCTACCACCATTCATCAGTGTTGAGGTCCATTGTTGTTGACCCGCGAAGCGTGCATTAACCGTTGTCTTGATCGTTGAAGCGTGATTGCCGACTGGAATATCAATCGTGAACCACGCCGCTCCCCACGCTGCGCCCGTGGGGCTTTCAAACCATGTTCTGAAGGTGTTGTACTGAGCGAGCGTAAACTTCCATGTCACTGAAACATGATCGCGGCGAACTTTGCTTTGAACACGAATACGCGGCGAGCCTGTTTCCATTTCGGTGCGGCGCACCTGATGCATCGGCGTGAGCGTATAGCCCGCCGAAAGCGGCGCTGGAAGTGTGACCGGCCAGGATGCCATTAGTAAGCCCCCGCAACGCGGCTCAAGCCGTAGGTGCGCTCAAGCGCCGTGCCAATCCCACCTCGGCCAGAAGCAACATCATTTGCCATCGAGGACTTAAGCCTTTCAATCATCACTTCAATCATGTTGCCATCCGGGCTCTGTTGTACCGTCGCCTCAACACCAGGGGCGTTATTGTTGATTACGATATTGATCGGCGAAGTTGTCGCTTTGACGCCAAGATCCGCACCGACACGCTCTAGCGGCAGAATCGCTTCAGCACGACCCGCCTCGGCCAAAAGGCCCGTGCCTGTTGCAAACTTGTGCAGGCCGGAATTGGACAGCGGGAAGTAAGTTGGCGAACGATAAATGCCATGCGGCAATCCAGTGATGCCAGGGACACCACCCGTTGCAAAGCCAATCTTTCCATCATATTTTGGCGCTGCGGCTGTTGCAGAGGCTCCCGGCATAAACCCTTTAAGGTATGTCGAAATAGCCTTTGCCAGCGGCTCGATGATCAACAATTGAATCACCATGTCACGCAATGCTTCAACTAGCCGAACCAAGGTATCCTCAACCGACTCGCCACCGACCGCTAGTGATGCAAAGGCATTGCCCATGGAGGTGCCGATCTTGTCCGCAAGATCGTCCCATTTCTTGTTTTCGGCGTCGATGATCTCCTTGTTCGTGCGCTCGGTCATTGCCCTAATGCGCTCTTCGATCTGTGCGCGTGTTGCGCCACCCTGTTCCCAGACCCGCTCTTTGTCGATCTCTAACTGTTGCTCCAAGCGAAGACGCATGTCCTTATCAGCGGTCAACATTCCGAGACGGATTTCGGCGGTTTGGCGATCGTATTCATCCCGTGCGGCAGCCGCTTGCTGTTCGATCTGTTGGATCTGAGACAACATATTGGCCCGAATTGCCAACTCTTTATCGGCGATCTGTTTGTCGGTCAGCAGGCCGTCTTCTTTGATGGTGGCAATCTGCGCTTCGGCTTCGAGCACAATGCGCCCAATCTCAGACGCGCGCTGACCATGGAGCGCAAGCACTTCGCGAGAATGCGCCGCTTCTTTTTTCAACTTGTCTTGATTTAGCTTGTCAATCTCTGCAAGCTCTTTTGCGGCCATACGGCCATCATCACCACCTTCTTGAAGCTGCTTCTCAAGATTCTGGCGATAAAGGTTCATGGCTTTCTCAACATAGCCCTGCCCATATTCGCCGAGACTCTTTTGTGTAAAGCCTGCGCCGCCAACATAAGACGCAAACAGCTTATCAATCTCGTCACCATGAATCGCCATAGCCCTAGAAAGCTGCTCGGCGGCACGATCGGCCTGCCCATATACCGTCGACATATCGGCATTGGGATATTCCTTCAGGGTTTTGGGCATAACCTGATACAGGCCCTGAGCCCGATCCCCATAATGCATACTCTTTTTGTCAGTGATAAGCGGACCCTGAGTGTCAAGATCCATGCTGCTGCCAGACTCAATCTTCTTAATAACGTCAAGAATGCCGTATGGGAGCTTCCACTTCTCCTCTAACAGTCGGTGAAGTTGGCTTAACTCGGTAACCAAATGTGCGTTTTGTGCATCAATCGATGGTCCAATAGCCTTGATAATAGCGTCCTGTCGCTTCGGCAACACCACGTTAATTTTTTGCTGAGTGTCGGCAATCTCCCGTAGCGTTTCGTCGTAGGTGCTGATATCGGATTCTGCGCGCTGGAAGGCAACGCCAAGATCGGTCATTGTCATGACGTAATCAGCCAAAACACGCTCGTATTCATTGGTCTCAGGCGCAACGGTTTTGATTTTCGCATCAAACGCAATCTTGGCCTCGGCGATTTTACTTTGAGTTTCGATGAGGTTTTTCTGACCATTCATCGTCTCATTCAAAATCACCGTCGAGTCTTTTAAGAATTTGGCATAGCCGTTGAACTCATCGACGTATGCTTTTTCTTCTTTCGCACCGGGCGTCATCTCAAAAAGAGCTTCGCCGAGGCTCGACATATAATTCCCAGTTTCGCGCTGCGCCTCCTTAAACGCCTGAGAGTATTCACGAACAGCACGAGACTGAGACTCGATCACGCTCACGCCATCTCGACCCGTCGAAGCAAGCTGACGCTGGACGCGCTCTAGCTCAACAGTGGAGCGCGCTGCGGCGTCAGTGCCCACCAGGGCCTCTTTGCGCGCTTTGTTCTCAGCGATAATGGCGCTGATGCGCTGCGCACCAGCCGCTTCAATTCTCCCCACCTCGGCCTGCAACGCCTGTTCGCGCGTCAACTGGACTTGCGATTTCGAGCGATCAAATGAGATGCTACCAAGCCCGCCCTCTTCTCCACGCTCATACGAGAAGCGACCAAAGAAATCACCAACGCTCTTGAAGCTAATGGAACTGATCGCGGACTTCATCTTTGCAATCAGAAGCTCAAACTGCGTCTCGATCACCGCAAACGCCAACATCGCCGCCTGTGGAATGCCCGCAAAGATATCGGCGACCTCTTCGCCCGCCCACTTATAAGCGTCAATAATGCTGTTGTACTCATCCGAGACAAAGCGACCCATGGATGCAAAGGCCGACTTCACCTTGGCGGTACTTTCTTCAAGATTGTCACCGACAGCATTCATCTTGTCGGTGCCTTCAAGGTCCGCGAACAGCAGTCGCCATTCGGCAAACACGTCATTGGTTTTAATCTTGTTCAGCACATCGCTGACTCTTTCCATCGTGGAAAGCTCGGCATTCGCCTTTGCCAGCGCATCGGCATAATCATCAACCTCTCCGGTTGCTTCTAATTGAGAGGCTGTCAGTGCTGAAACGGACTGATCGGCGGCCTTGGCGAAATTCCCATAGGTGTAAAGCGCAGCAGCGCCCGTGGCAACTGCCGTGACAGCGACCGAAAGGGCACGCATCGCCGGATGGAAGCTCGCCAGATACGTGAATGCCGGGGCCGCTCCGCGCAACATGCGGAAGAGATCAGCAAATCCACGAATCAGCGAATTGAGAATCTTGCTGCCCTGCCAGACCGCGACAAAAGCGAGCGAAGATTTGGTAAATGCAATGATTTCGCCGCGATTCTCGACGATCCATTCCAACAACTCACGCAACTGAACGATCGAGTCTGCAAGAAACTGACCGAACTCCTTGCCAAACTCCTTCATCTCCGCATTGTCGAGAAGCGCAATCAACTCTCCAAGCGACGCCTTCGCTTCCTTGAAAAAGCCATCTTCCCCGCCAATCTCCAACTGGAATTGAATCCATTTGGTTTTCAAACGTGAGATCATGCCGTTCCAAGTGGTCATCATGCGCGCCGCCGCGCCACCGAAGTCTTTCTCGAAGCCAACCGTCAAGGCATTCAAGCCCTTTTGCGCTTCAAGCCCGCCTCGCGATACAAGATCAACCAACTCGAAATAGGACATTCCCAGCTCACGCGCCATGACGCGAATCGCGCTCGGAACCGCCTCGCCGAGTTGCTGGCGCAGCTCTTCCATCGAGATCACGCCTTTACCTGCCATCTGCATGATTGCCACAGAGGCACGATGTAGCTCCACCTCAGATCCGCCGAATGCCGCCACGGCGTCGGTGAGGCCCTTCAGGGTACGCAACGAATCGTCGAGATTGACCGCCTTGAATTTGACGAGAGATTTGGTCATCTCCTCAAGAGAGAAAGGCGCGTTCTCGGCCAACTCAAACATCGTCCGCATATCTTCTGCGGCGTCGCGAAAGCGCGTTCCAACATCCACCCCGCTACTCAAACCAGACAACAGCACGGTCATCTTTTCGATGCGCGCGTTGGTTTCAATGATCGACAGTTGCCAGTCGAACATCACGGACTTGAGCGTGTGGAATGCGCCAACTGCGGAGTAGCCCACAATGGCAACGTCGCGGATTCTTCCCATTAGGGAAGTGACATTGCCCTCTGCGGCGCGAGACTGATTACCCGCTTCACGAGCCGATCGCCCAAACAGGCGAAGCAACTCATTAGCGCGTTTGATTTCGACGGCGAAATCGGTGCCGTTCAGCTTGAGATTGACAACCAGATCGCCCGCCGCCATTGCCTTACCTCATCGTGGCTAACTTTCTCAATCGTTCCCTGAAGTCTGGATCTGGAAGATCGTCCGGGTTAGGCAAGCCTTCAAACTCAACCACCTTTCCAATATTGTCGGAAAGGCCCTTGCTTAAGCTCTTGACCCCATCGACGTTCACTTCCATGCCCCCGGTAACGACGGCGATATTCAAGAGTCGCAAATCCTCCTGGGCTTCGATCCGTAGTGCCGTTTGATACAGGAACCAAAAGCGTCCGACGGGCATTTGCAAAACATGCGTATCGGACAATCCATAAAATCGCATCACCTTTCCGAACACAAAACCAACATCGATTTCAGATGGGGTTGGGTTCGGATTTAGGCGTTTTTTTCCTCACCTTCTTGAGCTTGCTTGGCAAACTCCTGCGCCTCGACCTCTTCTTCCAACAGGCCCGAGATGAACTTGATGATGGCCGTCAACTGCTCAACGGTCAGCCGCTTCAAGTCTGCCTCGTCAACGGTCGGAAAAGCCGCCTTGACGTTCTGGATCAGCTTCAGCATCTGCTCGGAAATCGGCAGTGCTGCGAAATCAACTTGATCGATTTCTTTCGAGACCGTTGTCAGCTCGATAAACTCGCCAACACTGATTGTGTGCATTTCATGCACTTTGCCGAACAACTCGATCGTCTTTTTGAGCGGGACGAGTGCGTCGACATTCAAATACGTGACTTTAGACATGATGCCTCTTGAAGTCAGCGCCCAAATGAATGGGCGCTTGGTAAAAAGTCATTACTGACGTTGATCTAGGTTGCTATTACGGGGTCACAGCAGCCGCAGGAGCAGCAGTCGAATCGCCATAAGTAAAGAGCGTATCCTTCTTGGTATTGTCAGGATAGCCCATAAACTCGATGTTAAACACACGCTCGGCCTGATTGTCGTAGTTGAACTCAAGCCCGCCACCCGTGGAGGCTTTCCAAACTACAAAGTCTTCCTCAGTTCCGGTAGCGCCAAGTGGACGCAGAATAAGCGTCTTAGCGGTCGTGATAAGGTCGATACCTGCGCCCGGAATAACATCGACGCGATCAGCGGCGACGTTCAGATAAGCCCCAGGCATGATGGCCGCAAGGTTGGCAACGGTACTCTCGGCGAGCGGAACCTTGACCATGACGTTGCGCCCGGTGATAACATCGCCAACAGCAGTGTCGCCGAACTGATCAACGGTCTTGGTGTACTTGGACGTGGTCACACTGACCTGAACGCCACCCTTGGTGTAGCCGAGGTCATTACCGTCATACAAGATGGTGCAAACGCCGAGCTTAACATTTTCGATGGATGATGCCACGATTTTAATCCTCTATGGTGTTCGATTGAGCGGAAGCTCGGTTTAGTCCTGTATCAACCCGTAAACAACGGAGAAGTTTGTCACGAATTCTTTCGAGTTCGTATGTGTCGAAGGTGGAAATGGAATCGGGTCATGCATCTGTTCGCAAATCTTGATTTCGACGCTATCAAACGTCCGACGAATCATCGATAGCGCCGCGATGGCCTGACTCGACGTGGTGTTACCCTCTTTGTGCGTCCTGGCACGCACCACAATCCGAAACTGCGCCCTACGATAACCAGGAATTTCAGATGTGGTTCTGTAGACATAGTTATCGAGCAACAAGATGCCGGAGGTCACATCCTCTGGCATAAAGTGAACGAAGATGTCCTGCCCAATCGTTCCCACATCTGAATCTTGCAAATGGTTCGCAAGCGTGTCGAGGAGGGGACTTCCAGTATCGGCAATTGGCTCGCTCATCCAAACAGCCTTTTGATAAACCCACCAACGCCACTTCTCGCTCGACCTACAAACCCACTAATCCGTTCAATAAAGCCGACTGGTGCGCGTGCCGCTGCGGCAACCTTCCCGCCCAAATCATTTTCAACCTCTGCGGCAGCACGCGCCATGAAGCGTGCACCACGCGGAGGCCCAGCCCTTGCAATACCGCTCCAACCAATGCCGTTTTCCATTCGCTTTGCATACTGCTCAACGGTCGGGGCACGCGTTCCTTCATGTGATAGGTCAACGAATACCTTATAACCTTCGCTAGTCGGCTCGACCGTGATCGCATCTTGAAGGTTGTATTCATCAATCGGAACATAGGCTTTCGCAAGGTCTGCCACATCCCACGCCGCGTTGTACAACACATCATCCGCGCGATCGACAACAGCACCCGCTTTCATTCGCAACCTAACGATCGTGTCTTCGACATTAGTGGTGGTAATCACTCGATTACTCCCAGGGCTTTGCGTCGACTTGCAAATGATCGAGAATGCCGTCGATATCGTATCTCGGAAAGACCGAGGAGACTCGTAGCGATAAGCCCGCAACATCGAGCTTATCCCCGATGTTGATCACCTCCTCACGACTCAACAGAAAGCGCGTTGAAGCTGTATTTTCCCAGGCCGATCCGCGTGATGCCGACAATCCTGAAGTCGATGATCCAAGGTTCGTAGCGGCATACGATGAACTTAAACCAACAACAGCAACAAAGGTCGAAATGGGTTCGCCAAAAATTCGTTCTCCGCTCGCATCACGATCGCCCGTTAAAGGCGTAATCGTTGCCGGAACAGAGAAAGAATGTTGAATCATATTGGGGCATTATACGTCATGGGTGACTGATACGTCAACCCAAACAATAGGTTCTGCGAATGGATGCAGCTCCGCAACCACCTGTTCGTATTCATCTCTTGGAAAGGATTGTATAGGATGGCCGGGGCGATCGAGTAGTAAAATAGGATCGAGATGGGCGTAAACGAAGCTCTCATTATAGGCGCGAAAGATGGCGATGCTAAGCGTCGCACGCACAAAACGCTCCGACTTCAAATGACGCCCGCGCGAGTCCAACCGATAGAGATTCTTTTGCAGGAAGTGACTCGCGACAGCACGATACGCCTCATCGGTTTTAGGCGCTTCATGCAAGACCCTCATTGCTAACTCGACACCGAGACGACGAGCACGATGCGTATCAATCCGCACCTGTGACAAGATCGACTCGATGGTTTCATCGGCAAGGGAATGCGCGAAATCGCGAAGCGTGTCGTCTTCTCGTCCCGCTGCCGTCACCACAACACCAATCAAACTTGAGCGCAGTCCCTCGATTTGATGCGCAAAGGAATTGGTATATTCCATCAGATCACGACTGATGGTGCGCGCGTCCAAATAGTGACGACCGGATGAGAGCGCCGTGCGAATCAATAGGCTCGACAGGGCGCTGAGATGATTGGTATAGAGCCGCACATAGCGCTCACGTAACGAGACCAAGTTAGCCCTGGTCTGTTCTATAGTCATGCGCGAGCAACCCGAATTTGATCGTAGAGCCAGCCTGAGAGTGCCGCCAGTGCGCGCGGATCAATGCTCTGGCGAATCCCCGCGCCCGAAGAGGGCTGTGGAAGTGCCGCATAACGACGCATCGCTTCGCCAACCATCTCCTGCGTAATCCCAGCTCGGCGCTTGCGCAAGGTTTGCCCTTCGATGGTGTCCGGATCGCCACCAAGCAGATTGTCAGCCTGTACGAGTTGAGCGGATCGTAGGGCGTACATAAAGTCCGCTGGGAGCGCCGCACGCTCTTCGTCCGTAAGAGCCATGAGGTTGATAGGGCGACCCTCGGCAACGCCGTAGATCGCGAATGACAGCCCCTTAAGGGCATGGAACGATTGGATCAGTGCAGTTTCTTGCTTGATGTCCTCAGCGGCCTCAAATCCACCGCAGTCGACTCGTTCATCGAGGAGATCCAACGCCTCTGTGAAGGTTTGAAACGAGTTTGTCCACGTCACCAATCGTTCGGCCATGCTTATTCACCCCGTAGTTTGGCTTCTTGATAGGCCAGGATGGCGCGAATCATGGCCGGAATCTGAACACCCTTGATACCGATGGGCGTTGCGATCTCGCGCAAACCCTGAATTCCGCTCTTGTCCGCAATCAGTTCCAGATCCTCACGCGAGTAGGTGACTTGACCCAGCGAGGGCTTTGGCACCTCTACGGGCTCGGCAGGTTCTGGCGCAACGCCAACTTGTGTGTCGGCCTTGATCTTGCCCGACAGAACGCCGCGCTCTTTACGCTTACGCTCCCACATGCTGTCCGAATTGACGAACTCGACGGTGGTGACAGCGGCAAGACGTTCTGCTTCGCGTCGTACCATCGGTTCCGAAACGCCATCCTCAAACCGATAATTGCCGAAAGTTCCCGTAAATCCGGGTCGACGCAACAGTTTGATTTGGACGAGTTGGTTATAGGCGGTCATTGTAATCCTCTCTTAGACGGCTGATTTGCTGCGGCCACACTTCCATGATTTTCATGAAAACCGTAAGTTTCGTTCGCTGCTATTCTTGCCGCAACAGCATCATCGAAGTTTTCAAAATAGCCCAGGAATTTTTCTCTGTAGTTGTCCATAACCCTAGCCATCCATTTAGAACGGCTTTTGTCCCAGACAACTCCAACAAAGCCAGATGTATTGTCGCTCCTCATCGGCAAATTCTTACAATTTTCCTGAAAAGTCACTGAGCGCAAATTTTCAATCCGATTATCAAGTTTGTTTTGATTGATGTGGTCTATAAACCCAGGCCACTCGCCATGGACATAATACCATGCGAGCTTGTGCGTATAATATAGATGACCTTCAATCCGCAACCTCAAATATCCAGGGCCATTTGGTTTGTCGCTTCCAGCCCTTGCCCCAACAACAGCCTTTTTGGCAATCTTCTTTTTCCAAGTGAAATGGCCGGTATCTGGATTGTAATCCACGATCTCCTTCAATCGTGCATGATTGATAATCTT